ACTGAAAAAATCTGGGAGCCACTGATTTGTGAATGCCTTCCCTTTTACTGGGGATGTCCTAACCTAGAAGAACATCTGGATCCTCAGTGTTTCGTGCGTCTTCCCGACGATCCTGTAAAGTCTGCTGAAATCATTCAGCAGGCTGTAAAGGAAGATTGGTGGTCTCAGCGTATTGGCGCGATTCGTGAAGCAAAGAAGAAGGTCATGAATGAGTACGGGATGTTCCCCGTTATTTCAAAGATCATTTTTGCGTCAAAAAAGATTAAAGCTCAAATTATTACGTTACAAACCAGTTCATCTAGAACGGAACTAATAAAAAACGTGCAGACTCATATTACGAATTTTGGAATGCAGAGCGAAATCTTCTACGGAGTAAACGGCAAAGATATTGATGTATCGGGTACTACAATTACTTACGATGGAGAATCTATGAAGTATGATCCTAAAGTACGTCTGAACGGTCAGAGAATGGCAATTGGAGAGTTTGGATGTTCATGGAGTCATATTAAGATTTACCAGAAACTCTTAGCTGATCCAAACTATGATAATTATCTTGTAATCGAAGATGATGCGCGAGTTATAGGAAACTTGAATGTTCTCAATGATGTACCTTCGGAATTTGATATTATTCAACTTGGGTCAAGTGAGTGGTATCCTTACGCAAAAACTTCACAAGTCAATAAATCATTCTTCAATATCGAAAAGAAGTTCTTTAACCGTACAACTGCCTACGTAGTTTCAAAGGCGGGTGCTAGGAAGTTATTGGAGTATACTGCCGGTCACATAAATGTTCCAGCAGATGATCTTCTTTCAAATTCGTTCGTAAAAGGAAAAATCCAAGTAATTGTTCCCAATTCACCTGTTTTTGATTTTCAACCAAATATTCAGTCAACTACAGACATGACAGTATCACAGCAGTAAGATAGTTTTCTCCTTGGGGTGTTCGGGTAGAGTTCCCGCTTCCCGATGAGCCTTAATAGTTTCCCAAATCTCGCGGAAACTTTCGATATTCGTTGAGAGCCACGTCCGGTCGCGAGGAACGCTAGATAGACGGTGCTTGTCAAAGACCCAGTATACCGTAGTCCACCACTCGGTCTCCAAATTTGGCATCATTTCCTTTCTCCATGTCGCAACATCGCGAGTATCGGAAAGATCGCGGTACACTACACGCCCATCCTCGGCTACGGCAAACCATGACTTATAATAAGCGGTGGATTCCAGCCATTCAGTATACGTTACCTCATTAAACTTCAACTCGACGTAATCGCACTCCTTCATATTGGTACACTCCATCTGCAACTGCATCTGATGGTAATACGTTGAAGGGATTGGAGTATCATCGGAAAACACACGGGAGATAGGGCACTTGAACTCTACCAAACGACCATACCGCGGATCATTCTTATCGTCAGTTAGAAGGATACCGTCAGGCGAAGCTCCTAGAAACTGATGCTCTGGATGGGGAATACATGTCGTATCGGCAATTTCTACACCGGGCTGAATATACATGGTGTAAATATACTTTGCAATAGGCTCAAACCGAGTTCCCCACATAAGTGCCTTAGGTCCAAATCCCGTCTGCTGTTGCTGTCTGGGAGTAAGCTTAGACATTACGATCTCGTGTTTCAGAGCAGGAGACGCATCATGGACAGCCTTATAAATTTCAGAGGCAGTAAGCATTTCTCCTCGCTTGGCGTGCCATGCACTGGTACGCTGATCATCGTGGCCATAAGTAGCGATGAGCTGTTCTACGTTATCCATTTGTCTACATACACATATGTTAACTAAACCCGTTTTCAGGTTAGCAAATAGATTTTAGTAAATGGAAATCCAGAGCCAGGAACAATGGGTACTTTATCGTCTAGAACGGTTTTATACTGAAAAGGTGACTAGTCGTGTACGCAACATTCTGACCGGTAACTCAGACCTATCACTACGTCTGATTGATTGGTTTGTTACCAATTACGCGAAGAAGTTCAATATCTCGTACATGACCAAGGCAAATAAGCACGTAATAGTTTACCTATCGTACAAGTCTCATCTGAAGGCCTACAGCAAGAAGATGTTTGATCCTTTCTGCCGGTGGAAGCGTATCAAGTTCCGCGATATGGATACGACAGTTGGCCAGCTGAATTTCTTTGAGTGGGCAATTACTGATGAAGTCCTAGATTACCTAGAGAAGCATCGTGATGCAGTACATGCTGATATGGAGACACGTCTGCACGAGACAAAGGAGACGGATGGACCAAAGAAGAAGCGCCATGAACTATCCCATTCTGCCACGAAGTCTATGGCTCGACATGATGTGCGTGTAACCGTAAAGTTTGATTAACTTGAAACTAAGTAATGTATTCTATTTTAAAACCCAACTACGTCTACCGAGATACCTCGGAAGATATAGCTGATCATGATGACGACTTTGATGCCGAGGAGTGGCATTATAATGGCCGGGACGTGTACCGTGGTTCACTAGATAGGTCTTTTGAGTGGAACGTATACTCGCTGTACGACGAGAATTCACGAAGGGTAGGAATTGCTGAACATGATCCCGAACATCCTGAGATCTTTTTTGCTTTGTGGTTCGGTAAGAACGAGTTCTCAACTTTGTTCCAGGAAGAGTGGGAATCTAAAAATGCAACGTTGTGGTCTATTCTATCCAATGAAGCATACCAGGATTGCCTGGTAGATGATTTCAAGACGGTATTTGATAAGACTTTAAATACTAATATTCGTCTGGTAACTCCGCAGATGATTATCACCATGCCAGAGATCCATGAATGTCCTAAGTGTGGAAAAAAGTCGCTTTTACCTCTGAGCGGTTGCCCGGAAGTAAAAAGACCTTATGTAGGTCCCGATTGCTCGGTACTGTTTATTGACGAGTCTTTTATTATTTATACTGCTCCCACAGATTCACGTGTTTGGTCTAAGGTGCACCCGCGCCCCCCGCAGGGCGACGACGAGGCTGGCGAGCAGCCGGTGCCGGAGCAGGAGCCTGCTCTGACTGCTGAACCGGAGCACCAGCACCATACTCAGAATCATCATTCTGAGCCGGAGTCTGCGTAGGAGCCTGAGTCTCCTCATCCTCAACTACCGTAGGAGGCGCATTCGACTCATCGTCGAACATATCCGCCGCCGTACGGCGAACCTGAGGGAATACCTGGGCAGCCGTCAGACGCCACGTAACACCAAAGCCACCGCCAGCAATCACATAGATGCTGCCGCTGACTGCGAGGTTCGCCTCAACACCCTTGGGGAAGATAGAGGTCAGAGACTCGGGCGTCACATAGGTGACAGGATTGCGGTGGGCATCAACGATCTCTGTCGAAACGCGGTTGTCGTAGACAGGAATCTTGACACGGAAGCTGGGCGGGTACTTGCCATTGGGCACATACTCGCCATCAACCTTGTCAGTTGAGACGCTGAGAATTGGCTTGAACGCGTCACGAATAGCCTCCTCGGAACGCTTCTTGCCAAACCACTTGGTGCTGTTCTCCACAGCAGCCTTGATAATGTGCTCATCCAGATCCTTGAGGAGATTGTAGAGCTTGCCGATATCATCACCACCCGTAGAACGCTCCTTGGCATACGGATCAGCGCCCTTGAGGGAACCGATCAGAGTGTACGTCTTTGCACCGGTCTCGCCCTCGCGGACCAGGCAACCACCAGGGTAACCTACACGTGGTAGGCGAATGAGTAGGTTGTTACCATTGTACTTGATACTGATCGGAGGATTACGACCTGCCTTAGGCTGACCAACCTGGAACGTTACGTCGCTGACATTGATAGAGTTAGAGTGAATAGGACCATTCATCTTGCTTGTGTTGTGATCTTTATAGGTTAGAAAGGTGTAAATCCGTTTTCGGGAAAATGAAACCAAATTTATGTTTTAGAGGAAAGAAACGAAGGAGATACATAATATGGTGCTATGTGCATCGTGCAAGAATAAAACAAGTACAGAACAATGTCCTTCGCAATCTATGAAGGGCATGCTGTTTTGCGGTAAGCATGCTAAGACCAAGGTCAAAAGGTTATGGGCAGATGTCAATAACGGTAATCAGAAAGCGCGTACGATTCAGAAAATATGGAGAGGATACTTTTTGAGACACCGTTTGAAGTTAGCAGGCGAAGGAGTATTGGATCGTAAGAACTGTCACAATACAGAAGAATTGGTGACGTTAGATGATAAGACTAAACTTCACCCAATTAACTATTTTTCATTCCGAGAAGCAGACAAACTTTACTGGTTTGATGTTCGAAGTTTGTACCAGATCCTGAAGAAGTCTACGAAACCAGATAATCCATACACTCGGCAACCGTTGACAATAGAAACACGAAGACGATTACGTGACGTATGCAGAATACGAAAGAATCTTGGGTTACAAAATTATCATGATGCTCCCAAACCCGACCATTTTGCCGACTTAGTGAACGAGAAGTGGTTGACTGTTTGTCAGATCATTGAAGAGAATGGGTTCTTTGATATGAGCCATTTGATGTTCTCTTCTTTGAACAGGTCGCAGATGTACGTCTTATTAAACTTGATTAGGTTAGACATGGTAGCGTTTGCCACCGAGCATTCTATACAGTCCAAGCGGTATAAGTACTTGCAGTGGCTGAGAACGTGTTTGGCAAACTTCGAAAAAAACCGAACGAACCGACTCCAGTGTTCATGGTCTACTTCTAGGGTACTTTTGTCAATTTTGTACGACTGTCCTGAAAATTACCCAGTGTGTTTCATAATTGTGAGCGCCATGTGCAGATTGTGATTTAAACAGGTAAGGACTATTAGGAGTATAACAACCGCGTTAGAAATGTCGTCTTCTAAGTCTGCCCCTAAGTCAAACACGATGCCTGCCGCCAAGAAGACCGCTGATGCCCCTGCCCCTGCCACTGTTGCCACCCCCGCCCCCAAGAAGGCTGCCCCCGCCAAGAAGGCCGCTGCGAAGGCCGAGGTGACGGTCCCTGTAGTTGCCGAGACGCCAGCCGTGGCGCCTGTTGCCGATGCCGCCGAGACGCGCTCTGCCGGTGTGATCCTCACGGATCTCCAGGAGCACCTGAAGACGCTCGGTACGGAGTGGTCTGCCCGCGTCCGCACGCTGGTCGCTGAGGCCGGCGAGGCGCTCAAGGCCCTGAAGCGCGATGTCCGCAACTCCAAGCGCCGTGTGAAGAAGGACCCGGCGACGATGACGCCCGAGGAGCGCGCTGCGTGGGAGGCCCGCCGTGCCAACAACGCCTTCCTGAAGCTCCGCCCGATCTCGGATGAGCTGGCCTCGTTCATGGGCCTGCCCGCCAAGAGCCAGAAGAGCCAGACGGATGTCACGAAGTTCATCGCGACGTACGTCAAGGCCCACTCGTGCTTTGACCCGAACTTCAAGCGCCGCATCATCCCCGATGCCAAGCTCGGCAAGCTCCTCCGCGCGAAGGACGGCCAGGAGGTCACCTACCTAAACCTCCAGAGCTTCCTGAAGGTCCACTTTCTCCCGAAGCCCACTGCGTAAATGTTGGGACGAACGGAGTTCCAGTTTAGATTAAAACTGGTGGTGGATACCCCCAAGCATATCCGGTTGAAAAACTATTTTATGATCCAAACGGTCACATAAAATAGGTTTATATAACAAATGCTAGGTCCTACGGCTGGATCTATTCTTCTGCTGTTTGGCGGAGTCATTATTGGTTACACTCTGTACTCCATGATTACTCGCCCACCTGCATCTACGACTGATTGGGTATTTGATGCACTCTATATCGTTTCAGGTGCACTCAACATGTACTACGGATACGAGACAGTTTACCCTCCTTCTATGCTTGCCGGTATTGTCGGTGGCCGTCGTCGGTGGTAAATTTATACGGTAAGAATAAATGGTCGCTGACTTATTAGGGCTTTTCCTGATATTCATTGTTGGACTGCCGTTAATCATCAGCACGGTATACGGCCTGGTGCGAAACCATGATCGAACGGTTATGGGATGGTACTGGAATATCATCTACATCCTGGTAGGAGTTGGGTGCTTATACTTCGGAGGAAAGCGTCTGTTCCCTCCTCAGACCATGTATTCGAGCATAAGTAATGCCGTAGGTGGACGTAAGTGGTGGTAAAACGGATTTAACGAGAACAAGCCAATAAAGAGTACAAAATGCCACGCCGTTACGTCGATTCTGCCAAGCGCAAGAGTGATGGGATGGTTGCAGATTACATAGCTGATTTGAAGAAGAAAGATATGGATGATGAAGTCTACGTTGCGCGGGTCATTAAGAACCTGGGCAACGCTCGGATTGAGATTGTTTATTCGCACAACAACAAGGTATTTGTAGACCAAGCCAAGATTCCTGGACGATTCACCGGTCGTGCCAAGAAGACTATGCTAGTTTCCCCCGGAACGTTCATTCTGGTGGCAAATACTGGTCTAGTAGGTGCACTGGCCATGGAGATGGTTGCCTTAGTTACTCGCGAAGAGCTTATCAAGATCCAGGAACTAACACCTATTCATGCAAACGTTACGTCAGTTGTTACCGATACGTCTGATCTACAAACCCGTACTACTGCTCATGAGGACGGATTTGAGTTTGAGGGACAGGAAGAGGAGATTGATATTGATAATGTCTAAAGCTGTTTATCGGTTAATATTACTTCATGAGGAAGTTCGATGTACAAAATCGTGCTGAAAAAAGGAGTCGTGCGTCCATCAAGGACCACAGCTCTGATTTTTGAATTATCAAATACTGCAGAGAAGAGCCGGTTAAATAACCTGTCTTCCTTGACCGATTTCTTAATTTGGATACTGCAGACCTTACCGTCCCAGCCACACAGATTTCCCTTACAATCTTTTTTGCTTTTGAATTGTCCACATGGCGCACGGATCTTTGAAATGAATTCGTGGGATTCGCGAACATCCACGAAGTGCGTCACATGATCAAACCATTTCTTCAGCGTATCTTCAAGTTCTTTACGTTTAGGAGGTTGGGCCCGTAAGGCATTCCGTACATCGCGGTACTCTTCATGCTGAATATCGTCAGATAACTGAAAAAGCAGGAACTCAAAAACTTCAGCATCGTAAGAGATATTTGCGTACCGTTCTTTTAGTTCAGAATTCGTCTGGCCGTGCACCAGTTCGTTCTCGTTATCTACAGTAGGAATCGTGTCTCGCGGTTCTCCAGTACCGACCTTTTCGGGTTTCACTGGAACGCGTAATCCACTCACAGTAAGAATTTCTACTCGCTTACCTTCCGAATCATATATTGAGTTCTCAAATTTGTACCCTTTACTCGTAGATTCTGCTTTTTCTAACACGTTTTTCATATCAGAATACGTTGGCAAATGAACGTTTGAGTAACCCCATATCTTGCTTTCAACTGAATCAGGAAGTGCGGATGTTTGAAACGGTAATACTAGTTTATTTGGAATGTACAGCGCCTGACCGCGTCCAAACGGGTCTAAGATCACCGAGTACTCTGAATTCCCGAACAGTTTTTCACGAACTTTCTGGGCTTCAGTGTAGTTTGGTACTTCCGTAGAACAAGCCTGTTCACGTAAGCGTTCAGTGATGCGGTAAACATACTTTCCAAACGGTGGCTCAAAAATATTGGAACGATACACGAACGAATTACGTACGCGCTTCGTATTGGTCAAAATATCAATATCTGTTCCACTCTGCAGAACCACAACTCCACGCGTA